TGGCGCCATTCTTTCCACAACTCCGGCAAATTCGGTGGTTCCACCGAAATTATCCAGTTCCAAGAAGATGTTTGGTGTTTCAGGGCGCACCCAGATATCAGCATCAATAATACAAATCTGGTCATACTTATTAAAATAATCGAGTGCATTTTCTTTTTCATAGATCGGTAAGAATCCTCCATATTTTTCATATGACTCTTTACTACGATTAGTAGCAAATACATCTGGTTTAATCATCATTTTGGGGATTGTTTGTACTATATAATCTGCAGAAATTCTATCGGCATATGCTTTAACCGAGGCAGTACAGTGATCATACAACCTCGATTTTTTCCCAGTGTAAACTTGGTAGATCAATCTTTTCATAACAAAATCCTTATTTTATTTTTTCTTTGCTAGTGCTTCCTTGCCGTAAAATGCAGCCACTATGGCAGCAACAGAGACAAAATATACTGCGGCCATATCACCTAAGATCTTGGCAGCTTTATCTAATCCAAACAGTGTAGCAGCAATTACAAATGCAGGATATAATAACATTCCACCTAAAGCAAACCATGCCATATTTCTCTGTGCATCTTGTTTTTTATCTTCGTTCTCTAACTGTATCAATTTTTGTTCCATTTCGAATTCTTCATCAGTAACAATTCCATCACCGTCTTTATCAAAAGACGCGTACTTGCTCCCGGGTTCTAGTTGTTTTTGTGCAGCCATCTGCATACTCCTTTATTTTCTTCGCTATTTCTTCAGCTTCTTTAAATCCATTACGAAGAGAATTTGACCTATGGCCATTTTTCAAAAACCAATTTATGTTATTTATATCAGAGCCTGATTCCATATTATATCCATTAGTGAGTTCTTCAAAGTCTGATCTCAGTTTTATAAACTGAGTGAATGACAAGTCAGTGTCCGAACATTTTGCGAGTTCTATATTCATCAATTGTTTCCTTTAATAATTTAGTATAGTTATCCCTGTGCTCAACGAACACCACGGGCTTTTCATGATCAACATCCATAATGATTACTACATTTGGAACCGTCATTCCTGTACGCTCTTCCCACATGATTGCATAAGCTGCGCCTTGTGCGAAGTAGTGACTTATCTTTTCTTTCTTTTTAATATATCTTGACGTCTTAAAATCAATAATTGAAGGCACTCCATTGTACTGCGCAACGCAGTCACACCTACCAGCTACACCTAAGTGATCACTAAATAGAGGAACCTCGAGGCCGAATATCGTTCCAATACCTTCATCAAGTACAGGTTTGAGATTTTGTAAACTCTGTCTGATGTGTGGTAAGAAGTCTGTTGTGTCTTCATTTTTCAAATACTTTTCTACTATGCTGTGTACTTTCGTACCTCGTCTTGATGCTTTACCGCCGACTATCTCGGCCTGCTCTTCTCCAACTCTTGCTTTCCAAGCTCTTATTGCTTCTTCGCTAAGAAGGCTTAGAACTGTTGTGATACTAGGATAAGACTTGCCATTAGGAGTACTGTAAGTTCTCCCAGTGTCGGTAGTTTCAGCATCCAAGTCTTCGTAACCAATATCAATTTTGTCATGTCTAAATATTTTTCTTTTCCTTTTGATCGTAATTATACTCAAATATTTCTTTTACTGCATCCGCAGGTAAACAAAATATTGCTTCAGGTGTGTGCTTAAAATTATATGAAGCACTCGCTGATGTATATATTCTTTGATGCATCACTGATACGTATTGATGACATTCTTTTATTGTGTCAAATGTTGGTTTTTTAAATACAAAAAGAGGCCTATCAAGTGCTGCTGCGTTTGCCATAATAAAAGATACTATTATAAAAATTTTCATATCTTCTCCTAAGTTTTAATAGTGTTACCTCTACCAGAGTTTTCCTTTATTCTCGATAGATTATCTCTCCACCCCTGATCAGTTTTAGATAATAAACTGCCATGATGTGCGATAACGCCGGGAAACTTAAGAACTTTAATACAATTATGTTTTTTTAAATATTCTTGTAATTCTTCAGAACTACATACAATGTCATATTCATCGCCTTCTTCTAAAGGCTTTACCGTATACTTAGGCACCTTGATATCCTTTCCACCAGTCAGGAGCTGGCCGTCTCCAATCCCACTTAGCAAAATTCTTAGCCATGTGGTAGTAATTTCGATATGCTTGGACTGCGTCACCTGGGACCATACAATCAGGGTAGTGTGACATTGCTTGGGCAAACTCGGTAAGACCGCCTACGGGGATATTTATAGGAGTTTTTTCTAGAAACTTACCAAGTTTTTCATAAGTGGCATGTTTTTTACCACGCCTGTATTCAAATTCATCAGACATGGCTACAAAGTGTTCATAGTGCCACTTATAGTTTGAGTCAGTTTTGCCTGTCCATGTAGTACATGGATGATATTTGTGAACTGCAGCATAATACATTTCATCACGCTCATCACCAAAAGAATAGTACTGTTGCATAGTTTTACCAGACTTTGACCTGCGTTTTTCAGGAGTGCCGTCAAGCATTCGATGTATAGTACTAAGCATTTGTGCTGACTCGACAATCATCTTAGGAACGTGCCTGTCACACAGCATTTGCGCGGATTTAACCGGACTTTTGTCCAGAATAAAAATATTCATAATAATCACCTTTTAAATAATATAATTGTATCACTTTTTTCACAGTTTGTAAACAGTTTTTTTATTAATTGATTTGAAACTTATCCTCTTGTACTTTTAATAACTTGATTTTTTTTCTTACAAAATTACGTTTTTTAACGATCTTTTCCATTCGATTAACTCTTCCTCTTTTTTTAAGTTTTAATGCGTGAAGTTCTAAATCTTTTTCAAGTTGTTGTAGTACCATCTCTTTACCTTTCGTTAGGTTGTAGAGTTAGTCCTTTAGTAAATTTGGAAACGCCTCCTCTACAACTGGTCTGGATATTCCAGGGATTTTCTTTTTATTGATCATATTAATAACAAGCTTGGCATCCTCCGGATGTACGCCTTCTAGTATTCCAATGAATATATTTTCTCTTTTATACTTTGGAAGTTGATCACCTTGACCACCTTTAACAAAATACTTGAATTGTGCATTTTGTTTTCTTAAGTTTGTGGGGTGATTGTGTGCTGCGGATGCAGTATATGGTGGTTCTCCTTCAGGTAAGTTCCATTTTACGGTGGAATCCATTGAACCTCTTATAATATCTTTTAAAGCCCATGTCTCATTTTCTTTTAAGACGCGTACTTTATCATCACGATTTCTTTGCTTTGCCATCTCTTCGAGGACTTCAAATACATATTGTTTCATTATAAAAACTCCTGTACACTTTCAATTAAATTATTACAACGCTTAGCAACTAAGTAAGGAAATACTTTACCTTTCTTTGGCCAAGGGTCCTGCTCATTAAAACTATTTATAATTTGTGATTTAAGATCAGATGGTGTTTCAGTTAAGTCGATTAATTTTTTATTCCTACAATAGTTTCTATACCATGATGCGGCATATAACAACTCACCTTCATTAACATCTTCAATGATTGCGTCAACTTTCTTTTGTGACATAGGGGTTTGCCTAAAGCCTTCGACAAAGACATTGTCATCAGATAATATATTAGGTACACCGTCACCCTTATCACCACGTACGATATGATTTTGTAGAAAGACTCTTGGATTAGACTCAATCATTTCTTCTTTCTTTAATGGTGAAAACTGTTTTACGTTTGGAAACCTTTGCAACTGCAAGAAATCACGATCAGATGACACGATCATAATTTTTTCAGGATTGAACTCGACATCAGATTTCATAGAAACCAATGTACCAATAACATCATCAGCTTCACAACCATCGATCTTAATTACTCGATATGGCATGTGTTCCAGTATTTCTTCACGTACTAAGTTAAGAATCCTAAATGCTTCGTTCCAATCAAATGATGATTCTTCCCTATGCTTTTTACGATTAGCTTTATATTGAGGAAATGTTTTCCTACGCCAGTTGTTGGCAGCGTCCACAGCGAGAACCATGTCACCGTACTCTTCTTTATATCTTGTACGATACATTCTTAGAGAGTTGAGAATCATGTGGCGAATAAGCTCCTCATCATTCGTCTTATTAATAATAATACTTGCGAGTGCTATACCGCTGTAATCAACTATAATCATATTGTATATCTCCTGTAAACGTATACATCCCATAATGTAGCATTCTTAATGCCACCCTTACAATCACCAAAGTAAGTAAAACCATTAATTGGTTTTCTACCTTTCTTTTCGACTCTAAACTTTGTCTTAGATGAATTGCATGATCTTACGACGGCTTTAACCATTTCGTATTCTTTCATATCTTCTGGATTTTGTGGATCAAACCTACCAATCCAAGAAGATGTCCTGTCATGTTTGCCTATATGAATTCCCATTATAAAATCTCCGTAGCTAGTTTTTGAACCATTGTGTACTTATTAGCAAGATCCTTTATGATCTTCATATTGTAATCTTCTCTTAAGGTTTCTCTCCTAATAGTTTCAGGTAGAGTTCTTAGTAAAAGTTGAATTTTAATTGAAGGATTATTAGATTTAAGGATTAAAGCCTTAAGTGATGATGTTGAGATTGGTTTAGACATTTAGTATACTCCGCTTTTTTCATTTTATAGATCTATTATACTACAGTTTTTAAGCTTTGTAAACAGTTTTTTTCACTTTTTTTTCACTTTTTTCCATATTTTATGGAGGATAAAAAACCATAAGCCATTTATTGCAGGTTCCACTAATGCGACAGATCCAGCTTCCCATATACTAGCGCCTGTCATCCAATATACTACATTCATTGCGATTATAATATGACCTAGAGTGTATATTACAGCAAGAACTAAGCTATCCATTTTTAATATCTGTCTGACAAATGGCTCTCTTACTTCTTTTTTCTTATTCCACTCGGGATCTTGTCTTAGTTTCCATAACATCCAGTCATAGTATCTTTCAGGCTCAGGCCCGGGATCAGGCAACTCTACGTGTTGGCCAGTTCCTGTCATATCTTGTGTATGTTTATTCGACATTTACGAACTCCTCTGCCATTGGGAATATTTTTGAGATAGCATCAGCACATGCAATTGCAACTTCACTGCATTCTTTTTGTGTACCATTCGCAGATCTTAATTCAATAAAATGAATCCAGCTTCTTATAGTACCATTCATATATAACCTTGAAGTAGTCAGTCCTTCTGGTAAGACCGCCCTTGCGACTTCTTTTGCAATCCCTTTCTTGATAGCTGTCTCATAAACTTTTTTGCACATCCATATAACTCTTCCTTGTTCTCGTTCCCACTCAATTTGGAGAGCCCTATCATCAACTTCGATACTATTTTGTCTATTCTTTGTATCTTGCATTCTCGCTTCTCGTGTGACAAATTCTAACTCCTCTACTGGATTGGCATATCTTTGGCTAAACTCTTGAAAACTAAAACTACGATGTCTCAGTATTTGTCGTGCAATATCTCTGGTAGTATTAATTTCAATGCAAGCACTTACCATTTCAAATGGTGACCAGTGTTTATGTTTTGCAAGATATTTTAATAGTTTTTCTGATGTCTTAGTATTATTTTGATTTGATGGATTAGAGACTCTTGCACAAAAAGCTACTAAATCTTGGCAGTCTTTTGGCATATCTTCTTCATATGTTGTAAATTCTGAAGGTTTACTATATGATATTAATTTTGCAATCAACTCTTTCCTCCTACCGTAGTCCAGTTGTCACCATAACCAATAATACAAATACTGTTATAAGATGGGTGATACTCTAGTATGCTAAATGTTTTTGTTTTTAAGTTAACGAATATTTGTACTGGCACATGAGCTGGTACAGGTGAAAGACCATCAGGATCTCGAACTTTAACACTTTGTACTCCAGTGAACAGTGGTATTTCGCCTTTTGCTTTTACTGCTTCTAATGCAATTTCTTTTTGCTCACACATGACTGGTTTTTCATTCCACTCACCCGCAAGTACGCTAGTTCCTGTTATGAAGCCGCCCCAAAATGCCATGCACCATATTATTGCTATGTAATGTTTTATCATAATTTAAAATCCTTAAATCTTTCACCAGTTTTAGTTTTATCAAACACCGGTGTATCATCAGTTAATGTCTGTTGATTTTCTTCTACATCATATAATCTCATCTTACTACGATCAACACCAATTACAAATCTCTTATGCTGCGTAGGATCATTATATCTGTTCTTTAATTGCTTCACCATGAACTGCCCTTGTTGCTCAAGTTCTTCAGTTGATATTAAAGCAAACATTAAGTCCGCGGTTGCGGGTAATCCAAAAGACTCACTTGTATCTTCAAGCCCAACATCCGAGTTAGAATAACCAGAACGAGTCGTTTGCGTTGCAGAGAAGATCGGTACGTCGAACTCGACAGCAAGGCCACGTAATTCTTCAGCAATTGCTTTAATGTAAGAGTATGAATTAATTGCACCGCCCATTCCTTTCATTCTTGAACTTGCACATATATTTAAATAATCAATAAAGATTAAGTCTGGTTCAAATTGTCTTTTTAATTTAAGTTCATTAAGTAATGCTCTAAAGTGACCAGAATGTGCAGAGCCGGTTGGATATTCTTTTATTATTAACTTACCAGTTGTCTTACGTGCTATATCAGATACTTTTGTCGTAAACATATCTTTCGATAACTTATCAAGTTGATCAATAGGTACATTTAATAAGTTAGCATCAATACGTTCAGCTATTCGCTCTTCAGCCATTTCCATAGTGATGTATAGTACATTGTGTCCTTGTACTAGAGATGCCGCAGCAACATGACACATAAAAAGAGACTTACCAACACCGGTGCCAGCGAGAGCAATATTAAGAGTCTTACGTGGAACGCCACCTTTCGTGATTGTGTTAAAGTATTCCAAATCAAACGGAAGCCTATCTTCTTCTGTGTGATAGAACTCATATCTTTCCTCAACATTTTCAGTATAATCATGACCAACTTTTAAGTCAAATCCAACACCAAGAGCCTTACTTAATAAGTCAGGTAATGCACCCTTTGTCAATTCTTCATGCTTTCCATCAATAATTGATATTGACTCCATGATTGCATTATATATTGCTCTATCTTGACACCACTTCTCAGTTGTATCAAGTAGCCACCTTTCATCAACTTTTTCGTTAGTAAATAGTTGAGGAACTATGTCTATTGCCATATTATATTGTTCATCACTTATTTTTTCTGCTTGATCTAGCTCAATCTTAAATGACTCAGAAGTTGGTAACTTATTATACTTAGAAACAAACTTACCAGCTTCACGAAACAATATCCTGTAAATACCAGAAAAATAGTCAGGCTTTATAAATGGTAAGACTTTACGCATATACTCTTCATCAGTGAGTATATGTCTTAATATAGTTTGTTCTAAATTAGTAGGCATATGCGGCTTTTCTCAATCCTTCATCAACTTCTTTTTGTACCTCTTCAACTCTACTTTCTAAGTAGCTTATTGAAGTATGAATGTGACCAGTATCTTCAGGTCTTAATTTACCTTTTGCTATTGAGATTTCATCCATCAATAGTATAAGTCTTTGACTCGGTGTCATTTTCATCTTTTACCTCTCTTGTTATAACTTCATTATCACGAATTCCTTGAGCCATGATTTGCTCAAGCATAATACCAGCGAACTCTTGTAATTTTTTATTTGAAACAACAAGTTCTGTATCTGGCGTGTATACAATATTAAAATTAAATGTCATATCTTTTTTCTTTCCATTAAATTTTACGACACCATATCTTAATACTGTTTCTGTAAATGTACCTGATAAGATTCTAACGTTCCAAGCTTGGTCGTCTCCCTTATCAGGTATTATTTCATAGTGTTTATTTTCGACTAGGACCATTAGTGTTGATCCAACTTCGATAAGTTGACAACATTATTTAATATTGAATACTTATTAGTTACATACTGTTTAAAGTCAGTTTCTTCAAGTATTGGTTTCCAAAACTCTTCATTCAAGGTGTCTTTTTCTCGAACTTTCGGTTCCACCAATTCTCCAGTTGATTTGTCAATTCGTACGTACCAACCAGGGCTGGGCTTAGTAACATAATTGCCAGACATAGCAACATCAAGAAGGCCAGACCAATGCTCAACACCACCGTCCCAACTAACAGAAATAGGAATTTTAGACTTTTCTTTAACATATCTTGATTTCTCCACGTTAATTACGAAGTGGTAGCCTTTTATCTCAGTGCCAACTTTATCTTGCTGACGGCCAAGAATCCAAATATTATCAGCACTATAGTATATACCTGTGCCGCCTGATACCACATCTTTAGGAAATAATCCAATCTCCTTATAAGTGTGGTTGACTGCAAGTAAAGGGATATCTTTCATATTTAGATATGGTGTTACCATTCTAAACAAACCTTTAAGTGCCTTTGCTCTTGACATGTCAGCCACTGACTTCTCGTTGATTGCATCATCCAATTCTTTTTTAGAAGCTAAGTTGCCAACTGAATCTATAATAATTACAACTTTATCACCGCGGTCCAAACCTTCAAGTTGGCTAATCATATCAAATTTTAACTCCTCTACATTTGTAATTGGAGTATGTAACACTCTACTAGTATCAATATCAAAGTTTTCAAAGTATGATTGAGGTGAACCGAACTCTGAATCATAAAACAATAATACAGCATCATCATATTTCTTTAAATATGCACTTGCCATTATTAAGGCAAATGAAGTCTTAAAGTGTTTAGATGGACCTGCAAGTACAGTAAGTCCCGGTGCTAAACCACCATCCATTGAGCCGGATAAAGCTACATTAATCATTGGTACGTCTGTAGGTACCATGTCTTTATCATTAAAAAATTTAGAATTTGATAAAACTGATGTGTAATCAACTTTAGTATTCTTTTTTAATTTATCCATTATTGACATTCGCGTCTCCTAGTGTGGGATTGTTTGTTTTATAATATAATCGTTTACATCGACTGTAGGTGACCAACCTAATTTTTTCATCTCGGTAATATCGGCTGTATTGTTCGCTGCCTCACATGCATCACCGTCTTTAACGGGTAGAGTATAACCAGCAATTATTGCAAGATCTTCTACGGTGTTTCCTGTACCAGTACCTATATCATAGGCTTTCTCTAGTTGTCTAATGTTTTTACTCATTAAACATATAATAGCTTCAATTACATCTTTAACATGTATAAAGTCTCTTACATGACGAGTTACATATTCAACTTTGTGACTTAATAGTTTTGGAATAAACATGTTTTCACGAGCACCATCACCATATACTGTAGTAAACCTTAAAGCAACTTGATTTTCAAAGGCAGTTTCTTCGTTTACTTTCTTTGTAGTACCATACGGTGACAGCCACCAGTTATGTATACAAGAAGAAGATGCATATAATAAAGGTATGTTATTATAGTGACATATTTTCTGTATTCTGGTTGTATTTTCAACATTATTTTTCCAGTATTTTTGAGGATCTTCTATGCTCTGTCTTACATTTGCATAGGCTGCAAGATGTATTACATAATCAACATGATTTGGATCAAAGTCCTCAATACTTTTAGGAGGATCTTGTCTTAAGTCCCATTCGGTAACATCCATTCCATCTTGAATTAACCTGTCTTTTAAGTGACTACCGATAAATCCGCGTGAGCCAGTGATGGCTACATTCTTTTTTCTTTCCATTATATTTTCCTCGATAATAGTATTATTATACCATAAATTGGTCCAATTGTAAAGGACTTTTCTCATAAAAATTTTCCTGTGACTTGTTATCTTGTACTAAGAAGTTAGTATCAATTAATTGGTTATCCATGTAACCGCTGACATATCTTAATACATTGTCTGCCATATCACTTGCTGTAGTGACAGGAACATTTTGACATATATGATTTAAATTCTTTTTTCCTCCTTGAAGGACAAAGTCATCAGGTAATCCCATTATAGTAAGACACTCACGTATTGTGAGATATCTGTCTAAGTCAGGATGTGCTAGCTCAAATGGAAGGTGGCCTACAAAAGCACCAATATAATCTTTAGGTATTGTTACAAGTCTACGCATTACGTTATTACCTGCTTCAAGCTTATTATGAATCATCATTGCTTTCGCAGCTTCTTTATCAAATCCATTCTTTAATAACCACTTAGACACTTCAGAGTATTTAACATTATTGTTTTCAATATAATCCATAGGATTCACTGTCCTAGTAATTGAGTTTTGAAACTCACAGTGTGACATGCCTCCACACATCTCTTTAAGAACATACTGATAAAATGGATTATGTGAAGGAATCTTCTCATTAGTTAAAACTGACATCGCGTCGTCTGGAGAATTTTTCGCAGACCGTATCGTATCTTCTATTTTTTGGTGTTTTCTCTTATAGTAATCAAGCTTAGGTACCTTATCACCTTTCCAAAAGAAATAAAAAGATCGATCACGCACTTGGCTTAGTCCATGGAAGATAGATTTCGTTTTATAAAGCGAGAAAGTATATCCATACTTTCTTCCAATTTCCCTGAGATTTTCAACGACCGGCTCTCCCATTTTTGAAGCGAGTCTTGGTGCGTTTTCGCCCCAGAATACTCGAGGTTTGACAGTACCCAAGACGTAATTAGCAGAGGTAGACATCCAATCGTTAGCAGCAGCATCAGAAGATGCTGAAGTATTGAGACTAGACAAGCCAGCACAAGGACACACGGTATTAACAACATCGACAGAATGTACATTGTGTTGCCCACCGTCATCCAAAACATAGTACGGTACTTCATTTTTATAGTATTCGACCAAGTGATTATCATTTGCTTTAAATGGTTCATAGCTTAAAATATACTCCGGTTTCTTTTGAAAAACATTTTGCATAGCGATTGTTTCGCCGCCTATGAGAGGCACTATACTTGCATATGTATGATTCATTATTGTAAGTCCTCAACTTTCCAACCTTTATCTACTATTACATTTACTGCTTTAGCTCGAGGAAGACACGTGGTGCTTAACACATCATTTACGACTACTCTACAACCTTGTGATACGCCTAATATTAATTGGTCATAGGGTATAAGATTGTCATCAAGTAATTTTTCAGTAAATACTCTAGCACCTTCTTTTCTTGCTGACACTAATATGATCTTATCACCTCTAGAGTCAAGTTCGTCAAGTGCTTCTTTAATACCCGGCAATAATTCTGCAGAATTTTTAAGATTAGAGTACCTGTGCGCGTGCTTAAATATTGTTCCATCCAAGTCAATGAAATAAGTATTTGGTTTTTTAGTATAATATTCTGAAATCATACCTTTAAATAAGGCAAGATCTTCTGGTGTACCAGTTGACCAGTACTTACCCACACTATCATATGTTTCAGATATGTGTGATATACCTATATTGGAACCTTCTTCAATAAGGTAATTATAAGTTTCAGATATATAAGTTTCATTCTTCTTGTTAAAATTTCTAAGTGACTTTGTACCTGAACTTACAAAATCTTGAGCTCTTTTCCAGTAGTGCACTCCAACTAAGGCTTCACCTTCGATGGCACCTTTTGGCTTTTCAATCATTTTAACTACTTTGTTATTTATTACTTTCGCAAAAGAGTTCTTAAGGTTTTCTGAATCATACGTAAGAACACAGCCGTCATAGCTTCTGCTATTTGCGAGAAATGTTTCAGCATCCCAGTCAAGATATTGATCACAGTTAGTAATAATAAGCTCACCATTATAGTCATCATTCATTCCAGCTAGAGCAGTTTCAGCTGCACCAGTCGTAACATGATCAATAACTTCAAGCTCATAACTAGAGTCAGAGTTATCAAAATACTGATCGAGTTCTATCTTAAGGTCAGACATATATGTTCCACCTAAATCTCTACAAACAAAAATATAGTCACCTACAATATTGAGAGACTCAACTGCATATCTAATTAGACTCTTATTATTAACTTGTATCAAGGGTTTGTGTATAGTATATCCAGCATTTGTAAATCTGGACCCTAAACCTGCCATTGGTATAATCACTCTCATTTGTACATATCCTTATATTTTATTGCATAATCTGTGCAGATTCCTAAAGCACCTTTAGGAACTATATCACCGTATCTTTCTGGTAGTACTATATATGAGCCACTAAAACCTTTGCCGGGAAGTGCCCAAAGCTCACCTTTCGATGTCATTACCACATCTTCATCTGTGTGATAAAACACTCTTTTTCCACTTTTATTTAAGTACACTAATGAATTAGTGTCTTTTGCATGAAACCAAACACGTTTATCATCATATAGCCAAGTAGGACACACTACCGTTGAATCGTCATGTCCTATTAAAAGTTCACCTTTAATGAGTCTTACATCAACTTCAACGTCAAATCCATGAGATAGCGCCTCATCGAGAGTATCAAGTTGATTTTCAGCTTCCGGATCAGGTCCTACCATAAGACCTCTATGAGCTATAATCTTCATCTTTCCACCACATACTTATCGCCTATAACACTAGGTGCCTTAATGCAGACGATTGAACAGTCATCAACAAAGTTTGCGTCGACGACAAAGTCAGGATATATTACAAATAAGTCACCTTTCTTATAAGTAACGCCGTCAATTTCCACAGCGCCGTCTGTAATATAATTATATTCAGTTGCGATTTTGTGATAATGTTTATCCCATATCTCACCTTTAGGATGAGTTCTCACTGATATTTCAAAGTCTTTTGTCTTAAATAACGTAGGTTCAAAATCACCAATGAACCAACCTTTAGTAAAGTCTTTTATATCAAACTTTTCAATTGTGCCACGCTTACTTTCCATTTAATACCTCCTCAGCATTTTTCATTATAATATCATTCATATACTTACCACTTTTTTTGTCAGGTGTTATCATATCTTTTAGTTGTTTATGTAGTCTATTATACAACACTTCATCACCATTGTAAAGGTTTATTTTTTCTAATAAGTCGTTTGAATCTTTCACTCTTAATTCTTCAGGAAAGCCAATATTTTTTTGCTCATCATATGTTGGATGCATAAACGGTATGATGCCATGTTTTATCATTTCCCAAAACTTACCCGTTGCCCAGCCGGGAGCGATAGGAATACAGAAAGTATACTTAGTTCTTGGAAACTGCCATGATAGTTCAGACATCGCAACCTGTTCAATTCTAGGATCCTTTAAAGCTTTTTCATTCCATACTCCATAAACTTGTACATCTTCAACGCTGTCAAGTATAAAGTTTTTTAAGTCATTATATCTTGATGGCTTACCTTCGTTTAGCCACAATACCATATTAATATCACGCACATGTTCAGGCTCATCAAAGAAAGCATCAAGTCCGGCAGGCTCTTCCTCTTCAACAACATATAATGTTTCAATACCTGAATATACTGCAGGAACCTTATCAACAATCATCTCATTAGATTCATAAGAAACTCTGTGCTCAACTTCGACAGTCTCATTAATCAGCTGTAATATTCTCTTTGGTGGAATCAGTATATCTTTAGCTGGTTTAGGATAACATCTTGGATCAAGTGATAGTACCATATATGGAATTTTCGTCTCATTAATAAAATGATGTATTGGGCCGGCATATTTCGCAGCTGCCATCAATGTCTTAATTGGCTTACCATCCTTTAAGGTCTTACCTTGTACTGCATATTCAAGTACTCCACCTGCAATAAAGATACCAATATCAAACTTTTCTTCAGTCTTAATAACATGTTCCATGTATCTCCATGATTCTGTTACCTCATCTTTATCATCTTGGTTATCAAACCAGTCTTTAAACTTAGCCCATACGTCAATCACGTTACCATGTGGATCAACTTTCTTTCTTACCTCAGGTTTAAGCCTTGAAAAGTTTGACCTACCTATAAGATAGAAAGTATCTTCTGGATTAAACTTAATAAGAGTTTGAAATATAATTCTTGCATCAATTGACCCTGCGGTCATAGCCTTCTTACCAGTACCCTTTTCTTCTGGTCCAAACTTTATTGACTTACCTATTTTACCTAGTGCTATTCTCATAATATTCTTTACACTCCTTTAATACTTGAGTAACGTATTTTTTATCATTTAGTTTACGGTTAAGGCCTGATGGATGTGGTAACTTAAAGTGATCCACATTAATCTTTGCTAGTGCTTCAGATGCAACATTACCTAAAGCAATAACTTTTTCGTAACCTTTACTAATAGTATATAGCCTGTCATAATCTATATCTTTTTTAGTAAAGGTACCTGGGTGAGGATAGGTGTTAGAAAATGAAAAAAAATTAACACCTATCCAATCCATCCACTCATACATTTTACCAATAGTGCTTCCACTACGAATACCTTCATCTTTTTTTCGAAAGTCTTGACCCGGTCCGGGGTTTTGTGCAATAACTAATACTTTATCCAATCCCATACTACACCTGCTTCTTTAAACATTGATATTGAACTTGATATTGACTCTTGCCAGTTTTCTGGTATCTCTTGTTCTGGCGTTACAACTCTGCTTATGCCAGCTTGGATTAAACCTTTTGCACAATCATGGCATATTGGTAAGCCTATTACGTAGATTGTAGAGCCTTTTAATGATACACCATTTTCAGCTGCATTATAAATCGCATTCATTTCTGCATGAACTATACGTTTATACTTTATGGCTTTATTTAAATAATATAATTCATGATCGTCTACACCTCTAGGAAAACCATTATAACCTTGAGCTATCACTGTACGATTTCTAACAGCAACTGAGCCAACCTGTGTTGAGGGGTCTTTTGACCACGAGGCTACAAGCTTTGCCATTTCTAAAAATCTTTTATCCCATTTATTTGACAAGATCAAAGTGCCTTTCATAAACATGCAAGTTTTGTACTTGCCACATGATATCACCAAGAGTTATTTCATTATCGTCTTCACTCTTACACTCGTTATAATCTTTAACTAAGTCTTCTAGAACATAAAGCTGCCAAGCATAGTCATTTTTATATCCGAACACGACATCGTTAGAGCGCATTTGTACGACACAGTGTAGTTTATCATCACGTATGTAATAAGTAACGGCATTAGTACATATGAAATCGCTTTTACCATTTTCATTATATTCCTCCCATATACTTGGACGGTTGTAAATCATTGAGGCTCTACGGCCATCAGGATTTACTAAGAGCTCATCAAGAACTCTACCGTATTGATGGTAATACTTATCAGAATAGATAATTTGACCATAATTAGAATTAATTTCACCATAGTCATTTGCTGCATACTGCCAAGCTTCAGGTACTTTGCCACCGATAGCATTTACGTTAGTGATTTGACTCTTATACCATTGCAATTCTTTATCAATATAAGTTTGACTAGGTGTACCAAATATTGCAGGTTCATCAGCAATAAATGAAGCACCAATCCATTCAATAGTTTTTTGTCCGGTCTTATCGATAGTAAATACTTCATTAAGAAGTTTGGATTTAAATAAACCTCTTACGTCTTCAATCTTATTAATCATCTTGACCTTCCATCTTTCCACGCATATATGATACTGCAAAAGAGCAATAGTTAATCATATCTTTGTAAGTATCTTCGAGTGATTCAAACTTTGGATCACCTTCAGCTTCAAGTAAAGACTGTGCACGTAATAGTTTTTGATGTATCATATCATGAATAGTATCAACACCTCTACGATAGTGCATAGCCTGCTTTATATTTGAGTTAGGATTTTGATAGTCTTGTGACTTTTTTAGTTGTAACTCAATACATTCATTAAGAACGTTTACTGACTCTTTAGACTCTGACAATTTCATCTCCATACACAAAGTGCCTGTTGTCAAGATCAATGATGCAGTGATCAATTAACTTTTCATGCATCTTATCAACATCAATTCCACACTTGGAACTATGTCTTGGTTCAGGCATAATCTCAATCTTCTTGATTTTATTAAAGCCATACTTTGTTTCAACCGTATCACCTACATAAAATATATTATCAAACTTAACCATTATATCCCCTTTGTTTCAATTTTAAGTATTTCATTTGGATTTAAAGCTAGACACTTAAAGGTATCAAATGCATTATCAGTTGAGTTTTTTTCACTGTAACCACGCTCTACTACTGAAAGTGTAACTGATTTAGTAATATTATCTTGAGTGTATATACATGTTTGATATTCGTGCATTATTGAACTCCCTGTTCTTTAGCCGCAGCTAACATAATTGGCGTAAAGATTCTTTCGATTTGATCTTCCCACATATCCCAGCTATCATTATTAAAATATTTGAAAGAATTCATTGTAGGAATATTCCACTTATCAATATAGTAACTTTCGTTTTCAGCAAAGATGCTTACAAACAATCCTCTTTTATTACAAAGACCATTGTTAAAGAAATCATAAGCAGCATTTTGTGCTCTTCTAAACTTTTCAAGATTCTTGTTTGAAGACATTGGCTTTTCACATCTACCAGAAGCTGGTATAAGCTCATTTAACTTATCTCTTAAACTTTCAAAACCTGAGTTAACACCCCAGTTATTTGTAAATAATTCTAATTGTTTCATTTTTTTATTCTCCGCTTTTTTCATTTTATAGATCTATTATACACTATTTCTCGTCATTTGTAAACAGTTTTTTTCACTTTTTTTCATTTTTGTTATTAACATGTTAATCAAATTGATTTTCAAGAAATTCAAATTTGATTTGGTTATTATGAAGTGGTTGAAGTCTTTTTAATTCTTTATGAAAATTAGATAAAGATTCGAACCAGTACTCAATTGTGTTATCTGGGTATGTGATTTTAACTGTAACCATGATTTAACTCCTAATTAATTATTTAATGTATACATTATACCATAGTTTTTCGGCTTTGTAAACAGTTTTTTTCATTTTATTTGATTTTTGTTGTTAACATGTTAAATTATTTTAAAGTAATTTTTATTTTTTTTATTATAAATTAAAGATTCCATTACATCTTTTGCTTTTAACACTTTTAAAAAATCGAATGAAATCCTGTCACCTACTACATAATTTCTTTCTAGCATTGGCCTTGATGTATAAAAGACAAAATAATCTAAAAAGCCAATACTTATAGACTCATCTAATTGATCTTTCATAGATTTACCCCATTTATTCTTTTCAGTTTGAACATTAAAAAAGAAATTACCGGTACCTTTTTGTTCTTTTAAATGTTTAAAATCTAGTTTGTTATTAATATAAGATCCATCATATCTCCATGCTTTGGATTCATTTTCATATTTAATTGGTGGTTCTATTGATTTACTTTGTATTAAAGTGTGTTCTAGTAATAAGTGATCTGAATTTTTAAAATTATTCCAAGAACTATAGTTTCCATATTTTGTTTGATTATTGCGATAATCGATAAAATCTTGATTAACTTCAACTGTTAAATCATCAATCATATCAGATATTTTTATAGACATACTCGAGAGCACGGTTAGCCTCCTTTTCCATTGGACGGTTCTTATACCAATTACCAGTTTCTGTGTCAAGTTCACGACATAACACAGTAATTTCGTCAGGCGTAATTGGATATTTGTTTTTTACGGCATTGCCTGCAGTTGCCACCATAATCTGATACATCTTATGATACCAACCAGTTTTGGTAATCATTCGATATTCTTTTTCAAGTTGTTTAGGAAAGAAAGGACAGTTAGCATAAGATGACCAATTTACATTAGTATTATCAAGTTTTGCTTTTCTGTGTTCGAGTATTTCTTTTTGCATATCTTCGGGTAAGCTATCAAAAAAGTTATTACTAGATTTCTCACGATATGGGTATTTGTTCATTAAGACATCAGGATCAATATAATGCCCAGCACCACTAAAAATAAAATTATACGCATCACTATATGCTGCTGGTATATAATACATCCTAGAAAGGTCTTTGGTTTGCTTATCTCCCATATCTCCGAGCTCTGTTTGGAGAGAAAACCAAAAGTGTCGAATTTTTTCAGCCGCGACTGTTTTGGTAAGCGGGAAGACAAGACGAAATTTAGGTAAAGAATGTGTACTACTAGCAGTGCTATAGCACACAAACCTAATACCATTAAACTTATTATTAATGGCGTCATAAAAGTCTCCTTCATATTTAAAATCATCAACATCAACTGCACACCAACCAGCCCACATTGTGACATTATCATTAGCACGCGTGGTATCAGGTTTGTACTGAGCTGGCGACATGAGTGGCGCGTCTTTCTTTGATTTTATAGTACGCTTTGATAATCCATACAATGCGTGTTCAAAACTATTAAAATCAGTAAACGTTAATTTTTGCTTAGTCTTATTATCAAATATACTATTAAAAAGAGTCAGTGATATTTCCATGATTACCCTTATGATCTGGACCTTCCCAACCTTCTGGCTTTACCAAGTCTGGCAATCCAAGTGGATTAGGACGTCCTTCTTTTATTCCAACTTCTTTTGACATGTTGGCTCTATATACTTCATCCCATGCTTTATTAGCATCAACGCCAAATACTTCAAGCGTACCGATTGCAAAAACACATAAGTCAATAATACCATCAACCATTTCTTCTGCATCTTTTTTCTCAAAAGCATTCTTTGTTTCATCAAGTTCTTCTTGCATCATACCAATTCTAAATTGCATGAACTTATTAATTTTTCTCCAATCTACATCAGACTGCAGCTCAGCCTGCATCCATTTGTTGACTCCATATTTTTTATGCATATCTTGCATGTCTTTAAACCAGTTTGTACTCATACGAAAAAATCCTCCAGTGTTGCTTGTTCTTCGGCCGACCAGCCGATAGACTCTAATATTAGGTTAAGTGGTTCTATAAATGTTTTTTCAAATTGTAAGTCATAATCGACGTACTTATGTAGATTTAATTCTTTAGGTAATACGTCAGGAAATGCTATGACATTTTCTTTTATCGAGTTCGGTAACTTTAAGTAACAGAACTTAATTCTATCTCCATTCGTAATTAATTCATACTTATCATTTAACTTGTTAAACTTAACATGCCTATTAAATAATAATGAACCTCTTACGTGTATTGGACAACTCTTTTTATATATTCGCTTATGGTCGTACCAATCAGTTATGTTTGAAACTCTACGTGGAAAGGCAACCTGTTCAGGCGATAGTGACTTAAACTCATTCTTAAAGTTTCTTATAAATGTTTGTGTTTCTTCTTGTGTGCCAGATATTATTAAGTTAAATGCTTCACGGAACTTTCCTCTTACAACTTCAGGTGTTGATGACTTAATAGCTTCAATACCCATAATCTTAAGCTTAGGTTCTTTATACTGAACACCTTCATTATTATGTACATTTAAAATATATCTTTTCTTTGCAGTCCATATGCCACTATCAGATATACCTTCCCTTGCCATGACCATTCTATTCTTATGTGCATTCATGTTATCAAATAATTTTGAGTATGCTTTTTCCAAGACAGGCTCAAAGTGTTCCTTGCATATCTTATCAAGAAATGATACAGGATTTGTAGGACTTAACTTATCAACTAATGGACCAAAGTTAACGTACAGTGAATCCGTATCGATTGCAATAACATAATCCTTTTCAGTTTTAAGTATGCCATTCATTGCAGCATTCATTGCCTTTTCAGCCCACTGAATTGCAAGCTGGCCAGATAATGTTACACCTTCGGCTAATCTTACATCAAAGTGAGCAAAGTGTTTATTACCTAAAGCACCATACAAACTATTAAGTAGGATCTTAATAGCCATCTGACGATTTTCCATCGTGTTTATTTCTTTGTCCAACTCAAAGCTATAACCTTTTTGTATTTCTTTTTGTGCTGCAATTTGCATCTTTTTAACTGATACACGCTCATCATAATATTCTTCAATAATTTGTGGTAGTACACCATCAAAGTCTTTACGATATGATGAACCATTTGCGGCAACAGAATATGTGCTACTAACTGACTTACCGCTTAGGTAATACGCAACGTCATTCATTTGTGTGTCTTCAACTAGAGTTTCTGGTGACATATTATATTGTACAATTAAGTTAGGATATAACGAATTCAAATCAAAAGAAACAACCCAGTTATGCCGGCCAACCTGAGGAGACTTTACATAACCACCTTCAAAGGGTCGATATGGTTTTTCTGTCATGTCGATAGGTACAACCTTCTTAATTAAGTTTAACCTACGATAAATAATTGATTCCCATATTGCTGTAACACCAAAAGTATCTTGATAGTTTACACCACCTTTATACGCCATAGTAAGAGCCAGAGTAATAAGGCCCATCTTTTCTTCCATTCTATCGACAAGCTCAACATCTTTCATATTATAGTCAATATATTTTTGATGATCATCTTTGTATAAGTTTTTAAGTGAGCCTGATTCTTCATATGATAACTTCTTTTCACCAAGAACTACGTTTGCTATATGATTAAGCGCATAAGATTCTTGTGGACCATAACTATAACCAAACTTTTGAAATAACTCCATGTAATCAAGAGTTTGTATACCTGGGATTTCATACACGTCATTTTCACTACCACGTCTTACAACCTTACGATGTTCTAGTGGAAGTTCCCATGGAGAAAACTTACTTAGCACAGTAATACCTAACACCTTCGCTGTACGATTAATAATATAAGGTATATCGAAAAATCTTGTATTCCAACCAGTAATAACATCAGGTATTACTTCAGGGTGTGACCAAAATTCTAAGAACTTAGTAAGTAGTTCTTCCTCACTATTACACCTAACATATTTAACATCACTAATAAGAGCTTTACTTGTATCAAATTCACCATAACCCCAAACATTATATGTGGAGAACTTACTTGACTTATATGTTATGGCGAGTATTTGCTGACTTGCTTCATTGGCGTGAGGAAATCCATTGTCATAATCTGTTTCAATATCAAACGTACCAACATTAATATCTTCTCTTTTAAACTCAATATCACGTGGAAACTTTTCAGTAATATATTGTTGCACAAATTTTTTGTTACCGTATATGTGCCTACCACTAACGCCTGCATTTTGCTTAAGCCACTGATTTGCTTCGAACATACTAGGAAAGTCTACAGCTGATACATCACTACCATCAAAGCCTTTCCAATCACTTTTCATCTTACTTGAAACAAAGAGTCTTGGCTCGAAAAAATCTTTACGCATAACTCGTTTACCGTGATTGTCATAACCACGGTAAAGAATATTATTTTTATATCTTATGACATTAGTGTAAAATGACATTTATAGGAAGTCCGATTTATTTTTATTATTTTGTGGCCAAGTATTAGTTTCCCAAGCTTTGATAAGATTGGGAATGTTAATATTGTATTGTGATAATTCTTTTTGGTTTTTTTGTAGATAAAGAATTTTGTGTGGAATAGTTGGTTGAGATTGAAAGTTAATATAGTGTTGTTGTAATTTAGACATTTATGTTACTCCTCATTTTATAGATCTATTATACACTAGTTTTGAGGAAAAGTAAACAGTTTTGTTATTAACTTGTTAACTAAATTGCAAAAGATTCACCGCAGCCGCATTGTGCTGTAGCATTAGGATTTATTACTTTAAGGTAAGAGCCACCAAACTCATTTACATAATCTACTGTGCAACCTATGACAAACATTTCAGCAGTCTTATCAATTACTAATATGTTTTCTATAAGTGTGCCCTTTTCAATATCATCAGTCATA